AGCTCTGCCATAACAGGCAACAGTTGGTTTCCAATTTCAATCTGTGTGTTACTAACCTCAGCCTTTAGGATTCTTAGCTGGTTGGCAAGTCCATCAGAGGTGTTAGCAAAATCGCCCTGTGTCTTGCTTGTTGCTTGCAGAAGCAAGCCATAACGAGCTTGGACCTTTTCTGTTTCAGTCAGTTCTTTGCCGATTGCACCAATGCCATTAGCCGCTGCATAGGCTTTGACCTCAGAGTCAAGCAGGTTGATACCAAAACGCTTTAGAGGTTCTGCCTCACCTGCAAGACCAGACTGAAAGACCTGCAAAGCCTCTGAAACATCTATGTTGAATACAGATGCAAAGTCGCTGGCACGAGTAGAGATCTCAGCAATGAACTTAGAGGCATCGCCACCAGAGCCAACGATACGCTCGGCAAATGCAGAGAACCTAACTGCTGCATTGTTGAAGTCAACCTGGGATACACCAAGGGTTGTTGCGGCTGTCTTTCCAAAGTCAATAATGCCTTGAGCTGACTTGCCAAAAGCAACATTGACAGCGTTTACAGACTCGGCATAGCTCGATGCTGTCTGCACAGTCTTGGCTAGACCAGCACCAATAGCACCAATAGCTATACCGGCAGTAGCAAAGTTTCTGCCTAGTGAGCTGACAGAGGACTGTAGCGATGCAAAACTAGCGTTAGCTTGCTTTAGTCCTTTAGGGTCAAAGCTGGTGAGGATGGGGATTCTAATTGCCATTATCGGACCTTAAGTTTTTGGTTGATTTTTGCAGCATAAGCATCAAGGGTTCTTAGCATGTCAGCAGCGATGCCATCTACCTTGCCAGCTAGGGCTGGATAGATGTAGCGAGAAGGTACTCCACCTAAGTTATCGGTCATGCCCTTACCCTGTCCGTTGATGCGGTACTGGAACTGGCGACTGTTGCCACGCCTTACAACTGGCCTTGACTTGGTTGGGCTTTGTCTGCCTGAGCCACCTCTGCGACCAATGCCCTTGTATTCGTATGGCAAGCGTGGACCATGCATCATTGTGCGTCTGCCAGCCATGTCAGCAATCTCAAGACCAGCAGCATCGCCAGGTGAGATGACCTCAATCCTTACTAGCGAGTGTGAGTTGCTTAGCCTGTGTGCTCGTAGATCTAGATTGGCCTTTACAAGTGCACCAGCAAAGCGAGTACGGCCATAGTGATTCATGCCCGATAGCGGTGCGGTCCTTGGCAGGTTGGCTCTAATGGCTGTCACTGCTGGCTCAGCGATACGCTTGATGTCTTTGCGTAGCTCTCTAATGCTTCCTGGCTGAACAGCATCTAGAAGTTGCAAGGTTTCCTTGACACCTTCGATGCGTATTTTTGTTGTAGCCACAGGACTCCTAGATAGATTACTTGTCTAATTCTACCCAAAAGAAAAACCCCCTTTTGGGGGGCTTATCTTTTAGAGCTTCGGCTTTGATTCTTGAAAATCAAATACCGACTGATTGTCCAGAGCATTCTTTCATCGAGTTCTAACAACTCTCTGGGGCTTATGCCAGTTTCGACTGCCAGAGATGCTATAAACCAATGAGCTGACTGATCCCCTAGACCCTTTATGCTTTTGGGTCGTCAGAGGCCGATACAGAAAGAACTCCGTCAATCCACTCATCGAAAGTTTTAGCAGTTGCCTTGGTGCGTGTTTCACTTGCCCAAGCTAGGAAAAGCAGGTGAGTGATTTTGAGGTCTTTGTCTAGATTCGCAATGGAGATGTTGAAGTTGCTTTCAAACTTCACCATGTCGGATGCTAGGCAGGTGACATCTTTAGTTTCACCAGGCTTGTCGCTGAACTCTACTTGTAGGTTTATTTTCATGCTCTTAGCTTACTAGGCTGCTGTGGCTCTGGTGACTTCGCCAGATACAGGCCAAGTGACAGATAGGGTAGCAAGGTCGCCAACGGCACCGGCGAATGGCTGGTACTGGGTGACTAGAGCTGTGAAGCGGTACTCAGGGTTGGTTGCGGTGACTGTACCTGATGTAGGTGCAATCTTTACTGCAACTGTTGAACCCATGAGTGGGAATAGTAGAGCGTCAACTGATCCTGCTCCAAAGTCTTGGTGGAAGTCTAGAGATACAGATGCATCCTTTAGTCCACCAATTCTAGTGCGGTAAGTTGAGCCAAATGCTGTGGTTTCTACTTCGTCAGAAGTGATGTCAAGAGTCACAGAAGCGATTGAGTCGCTTAGAACAGTTGTGCCGACTGTGACCTTGTAGTCTTGTGCGTAAAACTTTGCCATGTTGTTTCTCCTAGTTTGCTATGACTGTGACAGTAAAGTCAGCAGCCAGGTATGTGGTGTCGCTGATGTTCAATGAACCAACTGAGTCCATTGACACTACTCGGCAATCGTAGGCATTACCACCGAGAGTCTTATCTGATTCTACTGCAAACTTGATACTCCTGTTGCCAGTAGAAATGTAGGTGTCGAGCGTTCTTTGGGCTTCTCTTTCGGCAGCTCGGCCAACAATGACAGTAATGGTAAATGAATAGCTAGTCATGCCGTTTGCGTAGGCTCTGTCGTAGGTCACAGAGTTTAGGGCAACAATGGCAATAGGTGGGTTTGGTAGATCAGGAACCTCAGCAGCTGTTCTTAGCCCAGGGATGGTTGCAAGATTAGTGGCTAGACCCTGCCTAATTAGGCTGATGCTCATTAGCCGAAGTTCCTCATAATCCTGTAAGGCATAAGTAGTTGCTCAACATCTGGGTCAAGGTAGCGGCCAACTCGGATAGCACCCATGTCGCCAAAGCCAGCAACACCTAGAGGCGAGTCAAGACGCTTGAAAATCCTAGATGACTGAATGATGCAAGCTTGCTTGACAGCAGTAGGGATAGATGCCCAGCCCCAAGTGCCGGTGATTCTTACAAGTGCTTGGTAGTCAACGACTGGCCAAGTGTAAGTGTTGACAGCTCGAATACCTGTGTAAGGCGAGTAGAGGCCATCGGCTCTGCTGTTTACTGGCTCAAGCTGGTAGTCGGTTGCGTTCCACTCTGTGTAAGTGTCGCCAATCTCGTCTGTTGATTCAACCTTGGTCACGCTGATTGCATCGTCAATGATTAGGTTGATTGCATCGGTAGCGGCGAAGTTCCTAACAGCCGTACCTGCGTTAGAGAAGCTTCTGGCGGTAAAGCCGTCAATAAGTCTTGAGGCAGATTCGATAGCTGTTTCTAGCAAACTATCATCCATGCCATCTTGGATTCTTAAGGAAGCCTTGACATCTAAAAGTGTGGCATAGCCTTGGGTGATGGCCACTATGTTCTCAATTCATCAAGTTTTGTAAGTTGTTCGATTCCCATTGTAGTGCCTCGACTCCTATTACAGAATCCACAGGACACAGCCAAGTTATTAGGGTCAGAGCTGCCATGTTTGGCTACTGGAATCAGGTGATCTAAATGCACATCTGCAAGTTCTAAGGGTTTCTGGCAAATGTAGCAAGCACCCCCATCCCTGTCATAAATCTCTTTCCGTCTTGCTACACCTTGCACTCTGGTTTTTGACCTGTGCTTGAAGTTGTGATCCATAGACTTACAGGTTTTTGAGCAATAGATAGCATGAGATTTTTTATGCTGTAGTGAAAGGCCACATCTTGCACACAAACCTGTATTGGTTATGCCACGCTTTTTTTTGTTGTTTCTCCTTGTGTAGGCACAGAAGTAGCTACAGGTTTTTTGCCAAGGTTTGATTGGGCTGTAATTTTGGCCACAGTGCAAGCAAACCCTCTGCTCTAATTGACCTTTAGTTATTGTCATACAACAAGACTACTGCCCGAAGGCGTACGCTTTTTAGACCCAGAGGTGTCTGCGAGATTGGAATAAACCTGCGTCAATGCTTTCAGTTGTCCGGCCTTTGTCATAGGTAGGGTCTTGACTAGCTAGACCCCAGACCCAATGCAGGTGTTCAATCTTTGACTCCATGCAAGGTGTCCATTGGTTTCTCTTGACTGCTGTTGCAACTGCCTCGGTGTCTGTCCAGTTGTGTATGTAGCCCTCATGCAGGAAGTTTTCAGGCACATCTATTGAGCCTTGCTCGGCGTATTCCCTAGTAATCAGGTAGTGAGTTGCGTGGGTCTGTCTAAGCACATCAGGGTTGTGTAGATCGTTAGTGCCTACAAAGCCAAAGTCCTTAGCCAGCTCTAGTAGCGGTTCAAGCCAGCCAGGGTGAAACAAAACATCATCCCCACCGATTAGCAGGTAAGGCTCGGTGGTTAGTGGGATAGCTGTGTTGATAGCCCCAGCATAAGAGCCAACCCTGGTGTTTACTATCTTGTTTGCACCGGCGACCTCAATAGCCTCAGCCGTAGCTGTGTCATGTTCCTCAATGATGAAGTAAGGGATAGCCTCTGGTGCTGTGTCTTTGAGGTTCTGCACCAAGTCGGCAATGCGGTGTGGTCTGTTTAGTGTGGGAATTAGGACAGCAATCATGCAAGTATCCTATCCCAGAATAGTTGCTTGGCCCCTGCGACAAGCTCTGCCAGGACATCCTTATCTTGCCAGTTAGGTATCGAAGTGATACCAGCCAGCTCGTTAGTGTGTACCTGGCAACCTGACAGGACTGCCTCAATCACAGCCCTTGGCTCGGCATCAAAGCCAGTAGGTAAAAAGACAAAGTGCTCGGCTCTGCTCATTGTTTCTAGCACCTCAGCCCTTGGCTTGTCATGCATCATCACTAGAGGTATCTTTTGCCACTCTGCCCATGCTTGTGCCTCGGCTGGTCCCTTCTGAGTGTGCAATCTTGCAGCCCACAAAGCAAAAGACTCTTTAGGCTTCTGGGTTATCTCGGTAATGTCTATCGGGGATGTCACCCAGCTACTTACCTTGGGGCTTGTCCAGGCAAGCTCAATCTCTAGGTGTCTAGGGGTCCGAGCCATAAACAGTCTGGATGAGTTGATCAGGGTTGCTCGGTGCTCGTTCTGTGTTTGCTCATGGTGAATAGCAACAACAGGTTTTTTCTTTGCAAGTTGCAACATTGAAAAAGGTGTAAGTAAGTCTGTGCCGGTAATGACTATCTCGTCATAGTCCATCGCATCTTTCCACTGATGAGGCAGGAAAGTCTTGACCTCAACAGGGGCATCAGCCAGCAGGGTTGCATCGGTCATCTCAGCCCCACCGATTAGCTTGCCGTCAGGTGCTGGCAGGTGGTGGCTTATCCAAGCAATCACTTGAGTAGTTTCTTTAGCACCGGCATCCAGTTCTCTTGCCAGACCTTCTCATGGTCATAATTCTGAGCAAACTCGACTGCCTTTTCTGACTTGACCTTGCCCTTGGCATAGGCCTGTTCTAGGGCTTCTACTATCTCTGGCACCGAAGGGATTGTCCAGAATGAGTGCTGGGCTGGATCGTAGAGTGGTTGACCTGATACTGCCCAACCATCTCCAACTAGCTCAGGACTGGCAGCAAACTTGCTGACAATAACTGGCACACCACAAGCCTGAGCCTCGACTGTTGGAATACCAAAGCCCTCGCCATAGCTTGTAGCAAGCATCACATCCCAGCTTGAGTAGATCCCTGCAAGGGTAGATTGTGGCATTCCGTATCGGTAAGCAAGTGGATCAGGGAAGGTCATGTTGTCAATAGGTATACCTAGCAACTGCCCAAGTGCCATCAGGTTCCAGCCATGAGGTGAGCTGGCATCTGCGTGGATGTAAAGCATCGCATCTGGGTGTTTGCGAGCGAACATTGCAAAGGCCATCATGTTCTCTGAGTAGGCTTTGCGGTGCAAGATTCCTGATGCCTTGTTAGCAGCGTTCATGCCAACTACAAAGCGGCCATTCTCAAAGCCCATGTATTTGTCAACTGGCAAGCCGTCAATCTTGTCGGTGTATTTGAATACCTTGGTGTCAATGCTGTGAGGGATGTAGTGGCCCTCAACACCTGCCTTGTTTATCTGCTCTAGCCCAAACTTGCTCATTGCAAGGGGGGTGACATTTTCCTTTTGTAGCCACTTCAATACACCTGGTGGAATTGGATTGTGGTCAACAGGTGTCCAGCTTGCAATAGGGATTGTGTCGAAGCCCTTTGCGTTTAGCACCCAGACATCGTAAAGGGTAATCATCAAGTCAGGCTGGTCAGCGTTTAGGGCTTTCCAATGCTTGTGATGAGCTGGGGTCACATCGTTTGAGTAGGCTTCTGAGCCTCTAGCATAGATTGGAATCTCGCCGTACTCGGTGTGGTAGATCGTGTTGATGCCCTCATGTCCATAGTTAGACAGAGATGCAACATTGGCACCATCACGCTTGAGAAGTTTGACTAGGGCATCGGTGGCTTGGCCATAACCGGTTGGCTGTCCTGGGGAATTGCTAAAGACAGTTACAGTGCCTTTTAGTTTTCTTTTGGTCTTGCTCATGTAGGTTTCTCCCTTTGTTGCCATAATCCTAGCAAAAGACAAGCCCCAAGCGAACCTACACGCTTGGGGCTTGTCAGCTTATTTAGCTAGGGCTAATTACTTACCCTGGTAGAAACCGATATGGCTAGAAATCGTCAATCCACCATCAACACGCATTAAGCCACGATAGGTGACGGTGTCAGTGTTAAAGGCGAAATCGGATGACTGGTCAACACGCATACCGCCAGCTACACGAACCTTGAATGATGGCAAGTGTCCGAACAATACTGACTTAGCAGCAGTTCCAACAGCAGCAACATTCGGGTTCTCGTATACTGGGTAGCCAAGCAAGGTTGCTGGCTGTCCTGGGACTGCAGAATCGGTCCAGATGTAAGCACCTGATCCATCCTTTAGCTTACGAGCAGCAGCGATACCGGTCTTGCTCATCTGGAAACCAAGTCCAGGTAGAACACGAGCACCATCTGCGATGCCGTAAACAAGGTCAATCAAGTCCTCGTACTGTGCAGCGAAGTTGGTTGCAGTTCCACGAACTACTGAGCCAGCGGCTGCAGATAGCTTTGTGGTTAGAACATCGTTGACCTTTAGACCAAGTGAGGTTCCAAGCTGCTGTGCAATGTAGCTAGTGATGTTAAATCCTGCATCGCTTACTAGTTCTTGGGCCACCTGGACCAACGCTCCATATTTCTCAGCCCCTAGAGTGATGGATGAGAATGTTGGGTTGGACTCTGAGATGGTTCCTGCTGCTGCAACTGACCCAGAGGTTGAAGTCGCTGTGACAGTCGGGATGACCAAGTTTTCTCCACTGGATGTGTTGAATACCTCAGACACAGTTAGCATTGGGCCAACTAGCTGAGCGATTTCAAATACCTGGTCATAGAAGCTCTGGCCAACAGTGTTGCTGGATGGAACTAGGGTGCGTAGCTCACGAGTGAACTCGTGGCCTCTGATTTCGCCGTTAGCGATTGAGCGAAGGATGTCAGCGTCAGTGTTAGCTGGTGCTGATACCTGTGGCTTGAAAGAAGCGGCTGCCTCTGCTGCACGAGCCTCACGCTCAGAGATTGAGCGAGCGGTTGAGATAGCTGTGTCGGCTGAGTCAATGTCAGCTTCGATACGAGCAATCTTCTGGTTTTCTTCTGCGGATAGACCACGCTTTTCAGCCTCAGCAAAGTCAAGAACTTCTCTTGCCTGTGCGATGAGGTTGTTGCGAGCGTCAATCTGCGACTTGATAAAGTCAGACATGATTCTCCTGTTAGTTAGTTGATTAGGGGTTCCTGCGGTGCTGACACTCAACAGACACAGCGGTGCTTACACTCAACTGATACTCACAAGTTTATAGGCAGAAAAAAACCCCAGCTCAGGAAGGGGGCCGAGCTGGGGTAAAGAAACTTGTTAGCGAGTTTCTTTTGCGTCAACAACCCTAACTTCTTTGGCTGGGTTGTTTGCGTTTGTGTTGTCTAGCTCCCAGACTGCCTGAGCAAAGTCATCGGCTAGATCTCTAATGATACCTGTTGATGGGTTGCCGGCTGCCTTTAGTAGGGCTGCTTTGATTTCATCTTTGGTTGCCATGATTAGATCCTTTTCAGTAGTAGGTCAAATTGCTTTTTCTTTAGGTCCAGCAAGTCAAGGCCGTTGTCAATAACTTCCTCAACCCCTGGATTGGCTTTTAGCTTGTTGACTACCTCAGTAATCAAGGTTGCGTTTGCCTCGTCTAGTTCCTCACCGGACTCTAGCTTTAGCAGTGCATCGGCAAGCTGGTCAGGGTTGATTGTTGGCTGTGAGCGTACCTGTGCAGTGGTCGCTTCATAAGCCGGAAAACTGACAACACTGACTTCAAAAAGCCTTACTGAATCTAGTGTGCGAGTCTGTCCATCTCTTGACCAAGTATCTTTGATGACATTGAAGCCAAAGCTCATTGAGTCAATTACCTTAGTGCGAAGCAACTCGGCAATGTCCCGCCCTCTTGTAGTGTTTGGAAGCTGAGCTGTGACCTTTAGGCCTCGATCATCCTCGACAAGTTGCATGGTGCCACCTCTTAGTGATGCAAGTGGTTCACCTGAGTCATGATTCCAAAGTAGCTTTACCTCGTTGCGAGATTGTAGGGAACGCTTGAAAGCACCAGGGGCAACATACTCGATGAAGCCACCAAGGTCTTGTGATGGGCTGTTGAAAACAGAGGCGTAGCCAGTAAAGGTCATGCCGTCACCCTCAGCCCTGACTTCAAAGTCAACGCTGTTAGTTCTAACCTCTGGCTCTTGAGCCTTTGGTCCGTCAATCTTTAGGGCAATGGCTCTCGCCACATCTAGCCATTTGTTTCTATTGTCCATGCTGTTAGTTTCCTCTGCTCTGATTCTAGCAACAACTGAATCAGCGTAGTCCTTGGTCCGTTGTGCAGCTCGCTTAGATGGACCTGATCCCCAAAGCAGGTGAGCAACAACACCGGCTGAGGGATAGTTGTCTGAGTCTGGGTCTGCATCTGGGCTATCTAGATCTACAAGGTGTCGAGCAATCCAAGCAGCAATTCTTACCCACTTGTCATCGCTGACTGTGCCTTCTGCCATTGCCCTAGCTTCTCGAATAGTGCCAGGTGTGACACCATCGCCAGCTAGACCTTGCTCGTAATACTCAAGTCCACGCCGAGCTGCTGCCCTCATGTAAGCAGGTGCCTCTTGGTTGATGGCTCTTTCCTCGGACAAGGGTAGATCGTCAATAAGGGTCAGGGTAGAAAACTTGTGCCCAACCTGTGTGTCGGTTTCACGCCAGCCGTCTGACAGTTCTCGGTAAACAACAATCAGGGCAGCAGGGTCATCCTCGGTGCCTGTAATTGTAAAATCTGTGTCTGGCACATTTATCTGACCATCTCGGACAATACGCTCAATCTTGCCTCTAGCTCTGCCACCGGATGAGTTCCAAGAAACAAAGTCACCAACAGTTAGTGCGTCAGGTGCGGCTCTGACCTCACCCATGTCCTCATCCTCGTTAGGCTCCCAAGCGTTGCAGTAGAAGCCGCCATCAACAAAGTCATCCCAACGCTCACACCAGGCTTTGTCGCCAGCCTCGTTGATTTTTTCCTCATTGAAAAAGAAACAGTTGCCACAAGCTCGACCCTCTGGGACATTCTCGGCTAAGGCTGGTCTGTAGTTGTCGGGTAATTCTCTTAGCTCGCCACCAGGCTCAAGTTCCTCAGCTAGGGATAGTGCGATCATCTGGTCAATGGCTGATTGCTTTGAGTCTTGGCAAGATACGACTGAGCCATCCTCTTTGACTACTGCCCAGTCAGGGCAATCGGTGTTGTCTGAGATGAAGTAGGGCATCAGGCGAGCCTCGCATTTACTGTAATGGTCCCACCGAGTGCAACAGCGGTTCCGTTTATTGTGATGTTTGTTTGTGACAGAGAAACTGTTTGAGTGCCAGAGTCATAAGCCAATGGTGCGGTTGCAGCAATTACACCTGTGGCTCCTGTATTACCAGTGTCGCCTTTTGCTCCTGTAGCACCTGTAGCACCGGTATCGCCCTTTGGACCTTGTGAGCCAGTTGCACCAGTGGCTCCTGTTGCACCCTGAATACCCTGAATACCTTGTTCTCCCTGTGGCCCAGTTGGTCCTGTTGGTCCTGTTGGGCCTGTAGGTCCAGTTGGGCCGACAGCTCCAACTCTCACCATTACAAGGATGACCTCATGGTTATTGGCAAAGTTTGTTGTGCCAGTTCCACCTGATGAATCAAGGGAAACTGCAAAGGTGTCATAAGTAGAAAAGCTTGTGTGATTGCTTGTCAAAAGCCATTTTTGAAAGTTTGCTGAATTATTAGCGTCTTGAATGATTACATAATCACCCTGATTTAGTAGGTGCAAAAGTAAATTAACATCATCGCCGTCTTTATCAAGATGGCTGAGGTTTATCTGTGTTGCACTTGTCTGCGTAGCGTTGTTGTAAATAATGTGAGTTGAGCCAGGATCACCAGAAGTGCTTGTGGTTTTTATCTTGTAGTTGACAAAGCTCGATGACTGACCTGGTACACCTTGTTCTCCCTGTGGACCAGTTTCACCTGTGTCACCTTTTACACCTTGGATTCCCTGCGGTCCTGTTGGGCCTTGTGGACCTGTCGGGCCTTGAGCACCAGTAGCACCAGTTGCACCAGTCTGGCCAGTCGAGCCAGTAGGACCAATCTCGCCGGTATCACCCTTATCACCTTTAGGCCCAGTTGCTCCTGTCGAGCCAGTGGCACCTTGAGGTCCGGTATCGCCTGTGTCGCCTTTGTCGCCTTTTGCACCTTGAGCACCTGTGTTTCCGGTATCTCCCTTTATGCCTTGGATTCCCTGTATACCTTGCAACCCTCTTGGCAAGGTGAAGTTGATTGTTTGATCTGGGGATGTGCCGGTAATTGTGACAACAGCAGTATCATCTGGGGCTTTGGTGACTGTGCCAACAGTTAGAGTGTTGGCTGGTCCTGGCACACCTTGGATACCTTGCAGTCCAGTTGTGGCAGCGGTGATTACAACAGGCTGCTCTGTAATAGATACAGTGACATCCTGCTCGGCAACAGTGACCTTTGTGACCGACTCAACTACTGAAACAACTGTTTGACTCATCGAGTGACATTGCCTGTCACTACAAACGAGCCTTCAAGCAATCTAGTCACCACTCCACCTGAGCTGATTTCGAGATCGTAGGAATAGGCACCAGCGTCAACAGCCGATGATGCAGCACTAGAGATGACCAGACCGATAGTGCCAGCGGTTCCACCGAGCGTAATACCTGAGCCATTAGTCAAGCTGATTAGGGCAGAGTTTGCATCGTAGGATTCCCTGACCTGCATGGCAGCGGTGTAGCTGGTCAGGTTTAGCGGTGCGTTGTTGACATTTATAGTAAAGGTGCGGTCAAAGGTTGCACCTTGTGGGCAGACAATGTTGTAAGTGCCTGGGTTGATCATTACTGTGCTCCGTAAACTGCTTCGGGGTTGGCAGGGTCAATCTGTGCAATCGGTTGCAGTTGTGTGCTTGGCAGTCCGGTGTGGCTGATCTCGGTTAGACCGACAGCACTTAGAGCCTCGCTTGGGGTAAAGCCTGAGATGACCAACTGCTGAACCATCTTGACACGCTTCTCAAGTGTGATGACCTCGGTGTCTGCCAAAGCAATGTTGGCTAGTGGCACTCGGTACTGGTCGCCCTGCTCGACTGGCTCTAGATCCTCAAGTCTGCGGATGTCGTTAGTTGAGTAGAAACCTGCCTGAGTTCCAACTGAGTAAGACTGGACTCGTGAAGCTAGGTCTGCTCTTAGTAGGTCGTTGAACTGAAACTTGATGAAGGCATCGCCAGGTAGTAGCCGAGAGAACGCTGCCTCAACCTTTTCTGCCAGTGGTCTTAGGGTCATCGAAACAAACTGCAAGTTATTCTGCTCAACAGATGCGTAGCTTGCTGTGCCTGGTACACCTAGTAGGTGAAGTGGGACATTGAAAGCTCTGGCGATTTCCTCGACAGCAAACTTGCGTGACTCTAGTGCTTGGCTTGCTTCTGGGTCAGTCTGAGTAGCAACAAACTTAGCTCCACCAGATAGGACACCTGTGCGGTGTGCTCTGCGTGTGCCGTTGCGGTGTCTTGCATCAAAGCCATCAGCTAGTTGTTTTGCTTGCTCGCTTGTTAGATTGCCAGGGAACTCGATGACACCAGAGGCACTTGCACCAGTTCCAAAGAACCTTGCAGCGTAATCGCTTAGGGCAATGTTTAGTCCTAGTGACTGCTTTAGTGTTTCAACTCGGCTAAGTCCTGTCAGCTCACCTGGCAAGATTAGATCAACAATGTGGATGACCTCATCGCTTGTAAGCATCCGGCCTTCGTTTTGCACCTTGTAAACTTTGCGGCCAATCGCTGAACGCTCAACATCTACCTTCTCAGGATCAAGGTTGACTAGGTTTACAACCTGACCTTGTGCATCTCTAAAGACACGAGTGTAAGAATTGCCATGCACCAACAAGCTAGAAAAGACCTGCTGAAAGAACGCTGCCCTTGTGCTTAGGTCAACATCTGGTTGGTCCAACCATACTGGTCGGGGGTTCAAAGGTCGGCGAGTTGCACCAATCCTTAGATAAGCCCCACATGGCAAAGTCGAGATGGTGTCAGAGATAAGGCTGACAGCAGAAAAGAATGCAACAATCTCAAACGATTTCTTTGTGGTGACATTGACACCGGACTCTGACTGCAAGCCCCAAGGCTCACCTGCACCCCAAACAGTTTGAAAGCTAACAGCTCGCTGCTCGCCAAAAAGATTTCCTAGCATTACTTACCTCGCTCAATAGCTATACCAAAAGTGAGGATGCCAGCACCGAGCAGAACTAGACCTGCTGGTGGATAGATAAGACCTGCACCTACTGAGATTGTCAGGATGCCAACTGCCTGGAGAATTGTCGCTGTCATTACCAACCTAAATAAAGAATTGCGGGAGTAGTTCCTCA